AAACGGATTCCAATACTCAACAATCGCTAGTGTTGTCCAACCACTCTCTCTTAGATGCTTTAGGCTTAACTGTGTCGGACTCATCTTTGCCATCTTTTTCCTTTAATTTTTCTGTTGTTTTAAAAATACGTTCCCATGCTTCTTGAATTTTATCATCTGATACTTTTGAAGGTCTACGACCTGAGCCTTTACTCATCATTATTCTCCAAATTTACAATTAAATCATTTCTATAAAAAATATATTTTTCTTTAAGGTCTTTTGGTAAGTGTATAAAGTTCCTGTGTAAACAGCCATAATCTACTTTTCTTGGCGGTAAATTCTCTCTTATATAGCGCTCTGCATCATTACAACTTTCAAAAGTTCCTATGTAAACTTTTTCCGTTTCTAAATACATAACAAGAATAAACTCTAGCAATTATATTTTTCCTTTTGTTATCACCTTGTATGTTTGTTCGTACATTAACTGAAAATCCCATCCATTTTCATTAGGAATAAATGTAACTGTGTATGGCATCCCTTCCCATTTGAAGTTATGTACTTTAATTTCCTTCTTTGGTTCTTCTTTTTTCTTTGTCATTCTTACAATATCCTTTAGAATTCATATTACCAAAACCTACAATTATTCCACAGTACCAGTTTTTATCTGTATCAAAAAACACAGCTTCCTTACCACATTTGTGGCACAAGAATGGTTTAATGCCTAAATCGATTCCTGTTTTACGCTTCGTCATGTAGTTCGTCATCAATCCATTCGTCAGCTTTAGCTTTAGCTTCTAACACAGCCAACTCTTCTTTATGAACTTTATCCATCTGTTCAAGATACCATATTGCTTTTTTTATATCATCTATCTTATCTAATATCTTTTCAGATTTTAATCCTTCTCGACTTATATATTTCAAAGCGTTGCCTTTAAGATAACCATAAAACTCTTCTTTAGTCATCTTGGCTCTAATATATTCAATTGTTTCTATTCCGCCATGCTTATAATGTTCTGGGTTTATATTGTCACTCATGCTGCCTCCTTACAATTAGCCAATCTATCTATATAATTTGGTTGATAATATTTATATTTTTCGTTCATAAGTGTATTTGTTTTATAAAATCTCCAATCTTTCATATCTTTTATGTGAACTAACTTGCTGTTAGTTTCGCTTCCATCAATAAAACTAAATAGCTGGCAAATGTAATATTCGTCAGTTACTTTTCCCTCAACACACCCTTGATTTTCTATTTCTAATTGATTAGTTTCATTGTCATATTTATAAGTGTGAAAATACTGTCCAACTAATTTTTGTACTTTAAAATTATTCATTTTTTTATCTCCTTTATTAATGGCTCATCACGACTGTCAAAACAATCATCACGAGTTTTAACGAAAACAAAACTATCAGGCGTTGCACTTTTAAATAGTTTTCCTTTTTTACATTCATAATTATGTTTATCAGTATTAATAAAAACATAACCATAAAAACACATACTTAATATTATTACTGTATAGCTTCCTATTGCAATAATACATTTCATAAGTAAATTCCTTTTTTAATACATTTCATTAGGTCTCACTCATACAAATACTCTTTACCAATACACTAAATTTTTGTACAATTTAGCTACACTTCAAGTTGGACTTGTGCTTACTCTCCAACGATTTAGTGAATCAACTTATGAAAGGAGATACACTATGTGGACAACACCATCAGCAACTGAGATGCGTTTTGGCTTTGAAGTTACAATGTATGTAATGAATAAGTAATTAAAGAAAAGGGGAACTTATCGTTCCCCTTTTTTCTTTGCTTTCTTCAACTTCTTCATAAGCTCTAACCACCCTTCATGTGAAAAAGCATCAGGCTCTGTTTGTACTAACTCTAACAAAACCTTATCTCCTGCTTTAATATACTTTTTCTGTTCCTGTGGCGACAATAAATCCCAAGAGTCACCATTTTCAGAACCACTAGCAGCGGCTTTTAATTTTGCTTGTGCTTGTTTACTAAACATAATTTCTCCTAAAAAGGTATATCATCTTCCATCTTATCTATATCATTAGACGGTTTAGATTTATTGTTAGTTTCATTATCAGGTTTAAACAAGGAAACCATAACATTATCATTGTCTCCACGATTAAACCCTGCTAAATTAATATGTGGCTCCAGTAAAGCAAAAGCCCCACCATCGTCTGTTGCCATAACCACACCAATATTGACGTACCTGTTTTTAGACTCGCCACTTGCATTGGTGTAAACTCCAGACTTTACAGCCATATTATATAATTTCTTAGCCATGTTACTGCACTCCTTTATTTAAAAATTTTACTGTGTCATCTACTTCTACCAAAAACTTCTTGACTTCAGTTTCTAACATATTAATGATATTGTCATCTCTGTCAACCCTTTTTACAAACATTTTTAAATGTTCTGGGAACACAGGACAATAACTTACATAATCAACCCATTTCCTGCCTGTACAAGCCAACTGCCATTGCATTTGGTTAATGTATTGGCTGGGCACTTGTTGGCTTATAAGCGTTTCAGTATGGTTATGCGGTAATCTGCATTTGACTTCAATTAAACCGTCTTCCCCACCTGTAAGCCCGTCAGGACTTGCACCTGACATTTCAATAGTAGGATGTGTATAAAAACCACACTCCTCTACTAAATCTCTTTGAAAGATGTAAAAGTTTCTAGCTTCATCTTCCGTATCTATTCCATGTTGCATTGCATCATTTACAAATGTTTTAGTAGGTAAGCCCGTAAGTCTTTCAGTTACTAATTGCGTTCTGTAACCTCTTCGACTTGCAGACTCACCTCCACTTTTAATTGTTGCAATAACATCGTTTAAACGACTTGCTGTTACTTTGCCTAGTCTTGCTTGAAACCACTCATCACTTCTCTGTTCCATCATTATTCTCCCTAAGTTTTCTAATAAATTCTTCACACTCTTTTCTATCTTCCACAGACATACGGTTATACAAAGCTCTTGCTCCAGTAATACCTTGCTCTGCATGTGTTTTTTCTATAAGCTCTAAAGGAGAGCCTAATGGTATATCTTCGTTCTGATAAACATATAAACCAATACCTTGAAGAGCAATGGCTTTGGCAAGACAGCGTTGCATAGCTGTATTTATCTGCATTGAGTCGGGAGATTTTATCGCTTGATTGCGAAAGTTCAATACAGGTAAATGAGCTGTCATTGTCTTACCGAAAGCCGTTACACTACAAAACACCATAAAGGTGTCGTTGTAATTAACAGGTTCACGATACTCCCATGTCGCTGATGGGTCATGTTGCAGCAAAACATCTACTGCGTGTGCCCAACTTAAATAATTAAACCCGTTTTTTGATTCTATGTGTTGCGATACATCAATCTTGCGTAATTCATTATATTTACTCATAATTCTCCCCATTATTAAGTAATCTATTTTTGTTATAAAATTGTAAGTCAGCTACTTCTCTAGCCTTTACAATCTTATCTTGTTTATCTAATTCTTTGTTTAAATTATCTAAATCATTTGTTATTTTTGTTAATTCAAAAATAATATAATCTATTTTGTCATTTAATGCACTCATAATAATCTCCTAAAAATATATGACAATCTAATATTAACCCTAATTAAAACATTTGTCTAATTTGTTTTACTTATCACGTCTTTTAATGTTTAAACGCTTTACAGCAGAATCCCAATTGTTCGATTTAAAAATTCTGCCATCTTTTGCTTTTACTCTATACGCTATTTCTTTACCAAAAACTTCTTTAATACTTTTCACAAAATCATTCATTGTTGTCATGGTCTTTCCTTATATCGTAATGACTTTTTGTCATACCAAAAATTAATTATTGCTTCACTATTCTCCCCAATATAATTTCTTTGTTTCTGAATACAAAGTTTAGCATCAGGAATAATACGCATCTCCTCATCAGTCAACTCATTGTTTGCCATACGTCTTTCTTTATGCTTGTTACGCCATATAGCAACAACATTATCTGATAAATTACGGATGTGTGAAGAGCCCAAAATATGATTCGCTTCAGGAACATCAAAATCCTCTGATAACTTTTTTGTATGGCAGACTAAGAAAATGTGCACACCTAAATCTCTCGCCATTACAGCTAACCTGTCTACAAAGTTCTTTTGCTTATCATAATTATCTTCATTAATATCAGACATCTTCATCAAACTGTCTATAACAAAAACGTCAATACCTAGTACGTGTTTTCCATAAGATACAACTGCTTCCATATCATATGATGTGGTCGTTCCCTCTTGGTCATAAATAAATAACTTTTCATTTGCCCTGTCTAGAATTTCATGCATATAACTTTCTGTGGGCTCACACGTTTTTGCTGTCTGTGTTACAAATCTATGCAAGGTAAGTACAGGTCGCATTTCAAGCGAGGCTATCATTACCTTTTTAGTGCCTAATAAATACATAGTCACCTGTGATAACCACATTGTTTTGCCGCTACCTGATACCCCTTGCACAATCGTAAGCTCACCCATTCTTACCCTAAAATAGTCATCTGTCTTACTCCACCCTAAACTAAGCCCCTGATTAAATTCGCCATTATAATACTTTAGCAAATCGTCAGCATATTCTAAGGTAGTTTTTATTTTAAAGTCTGTGACGTGCTCACCTGTCCATTCGTCTACATCAGACTTGGTAATAGTAAGTCTTTTCATAACATCTCCCACACTCATTGCACTCACTATATTCCCCCTAATTGCCATTTAGAATGGCTGTCGTCTATCATTGTCCATCGTTCTTGAGTAATGTAAGTCGTAGCTAACGGAATGAATTGCGGATTTCTCCATTGCTCACTTTCTATCATTTCTTTTAAATGCTTTATTATTTCTTCAATTTTGTCATCACATTTTTTAACAGCCCATGTTTTTAAACATTTGTCTCTTGCGTTACGTCTTACAGCAGGGTAAATATGCCAAAACCTATCAAACTGTGTTGAGTCTATAACTTTTTTCTGTCGCACAGTTATTGGTTTACTTTCCCAGCGTTTAAACGCACTTTGCTTTGCTTTCTCACTTCGCTCATAAACTTTTTGTAACTCTTCGTCTATACGCTTGTGATGATACCCATCATCTTCTTCTACAAAAAATAATGATAAGATGTCTGAGACTTCTATTTCATCACATACACACTTACGTGCTAACAATGAAATATCTAAGGGTAAAGGCTGTTCTGTGTCATAATAAAGCCAAATTAACTCAAGGTAGATAGAGCGTTTTTTATGGCATAAGAAACTTGTGTCTCTTTTAAAATCACCGATATGATGATTATAATACTGCATAATACTCTCCCTAAAATAAACATGGTTTTTCTTTATTAAAATCTATAGTTTGCTTTTTAATCTTGCACTCATGACGATTGCTAGTAAAATACTTAGCTTCCTCATATGTACTAAACCAACGGATTGGTTCATTCATAAAATCAAATACTAGATACCCGCTTGCGTAGTACATTTTTAATCCCCTCTATATCATTTTTTTCAGCCAATAACCATACTTGTCTTATTAAAGGCAACTCCCCCTTCTTAACCCAAATATTAACTGCCTGTCTTGATACATTTAAGGCTCTTGCTAGTTCACTCTGTGAATTACTGTGCATTGCTAAAACATCTGATATTTTCATATAATTTCCTCAAAAAATTGAATAACCATTATAATCACAGTTATTTAAATTGTCAACATAACTTTCTAATCAGTTTTATCATAATTTTTGAAATAGTCGTATAGACCATCTTCATACTTTAATTTTTGTTCTTCTCGCTCCTCTTGAAGTTCATTTTCGTCTCCAAAATATTCATTCGTTCCCTTCATTTGCTTTCTCTCTTTCTTGTTTTTGTAAATTGATTGCGTATTGCCTAGTAGCTTCTCGTTCTTGTTCCGTAGGGTATCTGCCATGATAGTCCCATGTCAGAGTTAATTCTTTCTGTGTAATAGGATTTATTATTATTTCAGTAGTTTTATACTTACCTTTGTGTTGCTCGTCTATTATGTATTGATTATAATTTTTACCCATCAAATTTTCCTTTATTAATTAAATCTTCCCGTATACATCTATAACCATCGTACTTATCTTTACCACGATAGAAAGTCTCGTAGAATGTTGCGGCTTCAGCACAGGTACTAAAAGAGCCTTCGATAGTCTCATGATTACCAAAGGCTGTTACATTGCTCACGATTAGAATAAACTCAACAATCATGGCTATTTTACCTCCCCTATCCAATATTCAAGAACATCCCAATTAATACCAACATTACAGTCATGGTTACGTTCAGCAAGTCGTAGAACCTGCCATGCTTGTTTATTAGTTAATGTAGGCTCTAATTTTTTTACGTCTTGAATCCCCCATGTAATAGCTATGTTTTTATTCATGTTGCCTCCCCTTTATTGACAATATCATAAGCAATATTAAAAGCATTATAAAATTCAGCTTCAGTAAAAAGATTTTCTTCTTCACCATCTTCTAAAAACTCAATCCAAAAACTTTCATGTGAATTATCAAGAGCTTCTTTATCTGTTGCATGATTTTCTTCCCACATATCACAATTTTCATGTGAAAAAGAAATGATTTGTTTTGCTAACTCTGTTATTTTTGTTTTATTCATGCTATTTCCTCCCTTTTTGCATACATATTTAATACTTGATACGACATTTTTCCTGATTGCTTCATAGTCAACCCAAATTTTTTCTCAATGACAGCTTCAGTATCCCAAATATCAATTAATGATATGCGATTATTTTTTTTCTTGGCAATTTTACTAAACTCACTCGCAAATGATTTAATTATTGTTTGTCTATTTTTTGGATTTCGTAAGTCCATTTTTTTCTCCCTGTTTAAACAATTTTATTTAATAAAACAATTTTTTTGTTGCTGTTTCATATTATTAGCACAATTTTTTTTTCTGTCAACCAATATTTCAAAAACGAATAAAAACGGGTATTTAACCGTTATTTTTTAAACGCTCGTATAAAGTTTATTTATGCGAACGCAATGCGAACGCTATGCGAACGCAATGCCAATGCAATGCGAACGGTATGCTACCCAATACCCAACACCCAATACCCAATATATATATAAAAAATACTTGACAAGATAAATTTACAATGTCATACTGAAATTGTGACTTTCATTTGGGAGATTAATATGAGAATTTATGTAATTAAATATTGTAATCAAACTAACAATTATCGTTTGCAGAAAACTTACATAAAAGCAGAAAACGATTTTAAAGCAATAAGAAAATGGATTGACGGAAATGAGTGGAGGTCTAGAAAAAATATAGTTTCAGTAGCGTGGGTTGGTAATGCTTAATTTTTTTAGTATGGGAGATTATTATGAAAAGTTTAATGTATGAATTATGTCAATTGCTGTTTAAACATGGTTACGATGTTATGGTTGCTAGTGATGATAATATTTACATTGAGCAAACAAACAAAATAACAGAAGCACGAATTAAAAAAATGTATCAAGAGTGGGATATAGGTGAATGTTCTGTTATGGCTATTGATAAAGATTATATTATACCTGTTATTAGAGACAAAAAAGTAAAGGGTTATCAGTCAAAATTTGAACCATATATTGATTTTGATAATTTAGATACAGATAAATATAGTTATGTTATGTGGAATGAGTATTCATGCAGTCCTGAAACGAGAATACATGATATAGAGAAAGAATTAGATAAAATTATCAATGTCAGTGCATTACAAGACAAATGGGCTGAATTTTATAAATATTTATAGGGAGATTTTATGTTTTTATTTTTATGGATAATTTTTTGGTGCATTGCAATTTATTTTTTAAATAAATATCATTAATTTTTTTTGGGAGATTTTTTATGGAAACCGATTTTTTTACATTGAATGAATATCATTTATTATTTGGTTTATTAGATAGCAAAATAAAGCGAATGGCTTACGATGATGATAACAGGAACGCTTATAGATTGATTAGAAAAAAATTACTTATGAATGAAATAAAAACTATTGATAATAAATATTTCGTAAAAAACGCTTGACAGCGTTTAAACGATATGCCTATAATGTAATTGTAAG